GCACCACGCTCAAGTGCCTCAATGACAGGACCATTATGCCAGGCAGTATCACCATTGATGAGACGGAAACCACCAATCAGATCATCCTCATCGGTCTCGATGGTGATGTTGACACGAATCAACTCACGACCGAGTTGAGCACATGCCTGCTCGACACTCAGGGTCTTGCCGTTACCGGACAAACCAGTGATGAAAGCAGGGTAGAAGATCTTGGATTTGATGATCTTTTTAAGGTCAGAAAAGTTCCCAAACGGGACGAAAGTTTGGTCTTTCTCGGGAATAAAGGCAACACGTTCCTGATCGGGAACAACAGAAGGAGCATTGAAAGCGGTCTCGATCTCCTGGACTCGCTCTTCGGTCACTTCAAGATTCCAACGACCACGACTGGTCTTGTATTGCTCAAGACGACGGGTGATGGTGGGATAAGAAACGTCGTGCATGGCACAGTATGCATTGACATCACTGGTGGTGATCTCGTTGCCGTAGAGGGACTTGAGTTCGTTGATGATTTGGTCTTGAGTCATGGTGATCATTGTGTGGGTTTGTTTGAACTGAAGTAAGTATAGGGCATGGATGGGGGTGGTGAGTGTCCAGAGTGGACACTCTGCCGACTGGCACATTAGGCAACCAGATCGATGAACTCGGAGAGAATCTTCTTGTTCATCTTCTTACCTGCAAGGGTTTTACGCATTGCGGTGCGAATCTGAGTTTTGGTTGCACCATCTTCCAGATTGTCAAGGTAGTCAACATCGTTCTGCAGAGCAGAGTTGGACAGTCCGAAGTAACTGCTGTAGGGACTAGAAGTGATGCTGAAGACCTTGTTCTTCTTCCAAGAAGACATCAACTTCTCAGATTCTGTGTAATCGCAGTATGCCTGAATCAGTTTACCTGCTTCATGACCACTATCGAGGATACGGAATCCGATGAAGTTGACATCTGGAAACTCATCCTGAAGTGCTTCAAGAAGAGTGTCTTGGTGAGAATATGCGTTATGCTTTTTAAATCGATAAACCTTGCCGGTGGCACGATTGCGAAGGAAAACTTCACCATCAGTGTAATAGGCAGTAGAAGTGCCGATTTGAGTGTAAGTCCCACCATCGTCATGATATGACTTACGAGTGACTTCCTTGTGATATTGAAGGGTGTTACCTTCACCGTCAGTCAGGACAATGCAGTGAGTTTTCTGGAGTCCGGTTTTCTTCTGAAACGCAGGAATGATCTTACGGAGAGCACACATCGTCTCGTTAAGAGGAGTGCCAGAAAGAGTCAAACGAGAAGGATAACTATAAGGAGTCCACATTCTAATGGCATAAACAACTCGCCAGATATTCTTCATCTGATTTTCAATCACACGATTACTCACAGAACTGGTGAGAATATTCATGAGACAGAAATCATCGTCAACCTTGATTTTACCCGCAATAGGTTTGACATTACAAGAAGTCTGCAAATTAATTTTCCAGTTTTGCGTGAAAGTATAAACATCAAAGGGGATGTTGCACTTCTTGCAGAAGTTGACCAAGTTGAACAGTTGCTTAACAGTTTGGATAATGGTTTGACCCATCGATCCAGACCAATCAAGAATGAAGATCAAACCATGATTCTTACCATCAGGAATTGTGGTGACTTTCTTGAAGAGATCTTCGTTGTACTTGTAGGTATGAAGTTTGGTGCAATCAAGGACACCAGTTTTAGACACCGTAGCACGGGCATAGGCATCTGCAGACTTCTTGCACTCAAACTCTTTGACAAGATAGTTGACTTCCTTAATAGATTCCGATTTGTATTTTTGATATTCAGAATCCGCATTATGAAAGATGCTTTGACCCAGGTAATCAGGTTGTGCTTTTAGTTGAGCAGCAAACTCTTGGTCGATGTAATCATGAATCTCAGAGTTAGATGCAATAACATTTTCCATCATGAGATCCGGAAACTCCAGATAAATATTGTCTGGAGAATTGTTTTGATTGAGTTCTGACAGTGTGCGATTCAAGGTGCTGTCAGTGCGGGTTTCAGTTCCAGAACCTTTACCAGCACCATTATCAGTTTGATTAGTTTGAGTATCCTGATCGGAAGGTTGAGAATCGGGAACAGTAGATCCAGAATCGTTAGTTTCAGAATCTTGCTCAGATGCAGACTGCTCACCTTCTTCACTTTGCTCACCTTGAGAAGAATCTTGGGGCATTTCAGTATCAGAGAAGTCACTGCCACCACCAGATTGAGAAGAGTCAATCTGAGCGGGAACATCCTCTTGAACAGTATCTTCTGGTTTCTTGCACTTCTCATAAACTGCCTCAGCAGCATCCAAGACATCATCAAATGTCTCGGCATTCTTTACCATCTCGACGATAGGAAGTTCGTCAGGATCAAATCGAATATCAAGGAAGTTACCGACCTTGAAGTAAAGGTTGATACGATCAGGAAAACTATAAGTGCTCAAATCATCATCTTTCAACTCAAAGAAGTCATCCTGCTGCATCTCAGAATATCCACGATAGAAGATCTTAGGAAGACCACCGAAACGACGCTTCATCAGTTTCTCAATGCGAGCATCCTCAACAATGTTCACAATGTTGGGAGGAATCTTACGGTCAGCAATCCAGTTAATGTCAGGAGTGTAAAGAGCATGACCGACTTCATGTGCAACCAGAAGGTCGAAGACAGTGGGAGATGCTTTTTCCCACTTGGGAAGAGTCAGGACACGGGTATGGACATTGAACTGTGCAGTATCACACTTGCGGTGCTCGACAACCAAATTCTCAGTTGCCAGAATGCGAGCAACACCTGCTTGGACTTCGTAGTTGATCATGGTGGGTTCGTTCGACTGGAATCAGTATACACGAAAAAACCCCCCGTTTCCGGGAGGTGGTGTGACGCTTTTTGAAGTGTCCTCAGTCAATAAGATTGCTAACAATACTCTCTCTCCACTCTTCACTCATATTAGCCATAATGACTAAAGCATTTTCGTTTGTATCAGCAAAACCTTCGGCAACTAGGTGCTCTAAAATTGCATCAAAAACATCATACTCCATTTCCATATTCAGTCTTGCACTGGCACCTTTATGAGGATCATCTGGTTTCCCTGGAGCGGTTTTTCTTGCAATTGCTCTCTGCGTTCTGCGTAATTTTTTTCTGCCTCGTTTATCTTCATCATCACCAGTCAAATCAAGAAGACCAGATTTTTCAAGTTCATCAACTCTATTAAATCTTTCTTTACGAGCCCGACGTAAAGTGTCAATCGAAAGTTCATCAAGTTGCTGATTTTCAACAACTTCCATATATGCTTCTTGAAGATATCGTAAATCTTGGGAATTCATTTTTTTTACTATACCGTGAAATTATTTATAAAAATAAAAAAAAACACCCCGTTTGGGGTGCTTGTTCTTGAGTGCCTGACGACGTGCTTTTGCTTGTCGCAGTGCTTGTGGTTTAAGTTTTCGTTTCCGGGGTTTACCAGAGTTGTGTTGCCAGTTTGGGGTAGTCATCATTCCCAGAGTTTCTTTTGGACTTTTTCCCCTAGGTCGGGGACATTGAGTATAGCACGTTTTAAGTTCCTGTAGTCAGATCTCAATTGAGAAACCTCTGCCTTCAACCTACTAACCTGTTCAGTCAAAGCAAAAATACTACTATTATTAGAGTCTTCTGGTATCATACAATACGACTGAATCCTTTATACTTTTCATATTTTATCACACTTTCAAAACGATATTCCATTCCCACCTTATGGGAGATGACAAACGTATTGGCGTCTTGCACAACAAAACGAAGAATCTTAATAAACTCTTCTGTTCCGTTGCCATCAAGTGAACTATCAAACACCTCATCCATAATCAAAAGATTTGTATTAGTTGAGTTTTTGATCTTGGCAACTTCTCTCCAAGTAAAAAGAAGTGCCAAGTCAATCCGTTGTCGTTCACCCTCACTAAAAGATCCATAACTAAATTGATCATGAATCGGTGACTGGATGGTTTCGTTAAATTCCTCGTCCAGAGAAAAGTTAATGTAAAAATCCATCATCTGAAGGTATCTATTCACTTGTTGATTGATTAGAGGAAGATACTTTTTGATGATTTGTGTTTTTACACCAGAGTCTTTTAGAAGACTGTAACAGTAATCGTAGTATGAAATTTTTCGTTTCTTCTCAGATAACTCCTCGAAGACAGTATTCAGTTTTTCTTTAAACTCCGCTAACTTTTCATGTTCAGAATTTTCGTTTTCCAAGTCATTGGTAATTCTTTGAATTTCCGATTCATTATCTCGGATTCTTCTTTGGAGTCCAGAGACTCTAAGATTATTTTGAGAAATTTCATTCGTTAGGTTGTTTACTACTTTTGAAATCCGAAGGAAATGATCTTCTCTGATTTCTTCATCACGAATGGCCTGCTCAAGTTCTTTATATGCAGATTGCAGATCCTTTGTCTTTTTTTCAGACTCACTAATAATATTTAACTTATGACGATCTTCTATATCTTGTCTACAGGTAGGGCAAACCGAATTTTCTTCAAAAAACTTCTTGTCTTCCTTTGCTGTGGCAATTTTTTGAGAAAACTTTCCTCTCATATTTGCAAACTTTTTAAGTTTTGGTTTACAATCAGAAAGTTCTTCTATTTGCTTATTATTTTCAAAAAGTTCTTCCTCAAGAGAATCATTTGCACTTATGTAAGAATCACATTCTTTCATAAACTTTTCATTATCATTATTTAATGATTGAATTTTGCCTTTCCCCTCATTTTTAATTTTTTCAATAAAACTTGACTGCATTTCGACTTTATCTTTAAGAGAATCTTTCTTAAGATCTAAAGTTTTAACTTCATCTTTTTGTAATTTTATTTTTTCTTTAATTAAAGAATTCATAGAAGAAAACACTTTAATGTCAAGGAGATCTTCAATTACTTCTCTTCGACTTGCGGCAGTAAGTTGCATAAAAGGAGTAAAGTTACTACTACCAATAATAACAACTTGAGTAAATGATTTGTAGTTCATTTTCAGAACTGTTTGCTCAAACCACTTTTGTTGATCTGCTGCCGACGACTGCTGATCTATTTCCTTTCCGTTTCTAGAAATCGTAAACAAACTTGGTTTTATACCTCTTACAACTTTCCATTCAACAGATCCAATCTTAAACTCAATCTCTACAACACAATCTTTCTCATTCGACGAGTTAATAAGTTGTGGTTTGTTGATTCCTCTAAAAGATTTACCAAACAGCACAAAAGTAAGAGCATCAAGAAGGGTGCTCTTACCTGCTCCGTTTTGCCCAACAATTAGGGTTGATTCAGATTTTAAAAAGTCAATCTCAATAAATTGGTTTCCGGTGCTTAAAAAGTTTTTCCATCGAATCTTTTCAAATAAAATCATTACCGTCTTCTTCAGGGGGAATTACAAATTCATGCTCAGAGAAAATATTGTATTCGTATGAATTTTCTCTACATGCTTTCAGTATAGCATCATCGTCAACTTCTATCACATGCATTGGAGGGTAATCCCTATCGTCTTCAAGCATCATAGCAAATCGAAGTGCATCATCTTCATCCTCAAACATGTAAAGGACTTGATCACCGACTTCGTTTGTTACTGAATAAGCTCCTTCCTCTTCCCTACCCTCTAATGTTATGATATACATGTTACACCATCTCGCACGACTCCTGATAGATTTCTCTGATGATTGACATGATCTCAGTTTTGTCCATGTCAGTTTCAGACTCTTGAATATATCTATCTAAGATAGAAATGGTGTCTTCTGACTCTATGTCTTCTTCAAAATCTTTTATATTGATTTCAAAGTTTTCCACAATCTTTACTTCAGCAGGATTTTGTGAGTAAAGTTTGTCTAGAAATTTTTCGTATTTAAGTTGATTGTTTTTATTTTTTATTACAACCTTTACGATATTATTTTCGTAGTCTGAATCTAACTCTGTAGTATCTTCATCATAGTTAATAATCTCAAACATGTTGTAAGGATTATCAATGTGATGATGATCTAAAGTTTCCGTATCAAAGATTGTGAATCCTCTAGTATCATTCCAATCAGACCAATACATTTCATAGGGATTACCTAAGTAGAAGACTCGTCCGTCATTCGATCTAGTGTGATAGTGTCCCGAGAAGACCTTGGTGAACTTCTCAAATAGTTTGCTCTCCAAACCATGCTCCATGATGATTTGCGAATTAACTCTAAATCCTGCCAACTCAAGGTGCCCCATCGCACATAAGCAAGTTGTAGTTTTAATAAGTGAATAAGTATTGCTTTCATTTTCGGGATTTATCCAAGGTAAAAGTAAAACATCGAGATTTCCAAGTTTGATTTCAGTAGGTTCACTGTATATTTTTATATTGGAATATTCTCGTAAAAGAAGATCTACTGCATTAATATCATTCGTATTTTTATAGTAGGCAGTGTGATTTCCAACAATAGTATGAACTTCAATGCCCATATCAGATAGTCGATCATAGTAATGATTCTTTGCCCATGCTAAAGCAGCAAAGTCAATACCCTTTCTACTATCAAAGGTATCACCCATATCGATGACAGTGGTGATACCCTCTTTTTCTAAAGTTGGAAAAAACACATTCTCATAAAAGTTGAGAAAGTAGTCATGAAAAAGTTTTGAGTTTTTTCTAGCACCAAAGTGCTGATCAGTTATGATTGCTACCTTCATCAGTTACGGAGTTTAGAATGCACAGAGTCTTTGATGGAATTATAGTCGCTGTAGTTCATTCCGTCAATACCGGAGTCATCATGAAACACTTCGTCAAATCCGGTGCGTTCGAGGATTTTATTTTTAATATCTAATTGACGCTTTTCTCTCTGAATTCTTCTAAGAAATGCGTAATGAATAATTTGGGTAAAGTATGCAAAAGGATTTTTTGATTTCTCTGGATTAAAATTGTGAATGTATTGAACGCAGTTTTCAATGCCATCGGAAACCATATCATCTTTGAAGATATAGTTTACAAAGTTTGGTTTAAATGACAAGTGTGTCGCAATCTTTAAAAAACACTCCCCAAGATAATTACTTATTCTTGGTTTAGGGTCTCCCCTTTTTTCCGCTAACTCAACTTCTTCTCTATACTTTATCAGAGCATCAAGAAAATCTTTATTGTTAACGTAATGGACCGATCTTTTTCTTTTAGCCATAACGCCAGGATTGTATATCATAAAATTATCTAATCTATTATGTAGACATGATAACACTTTTACGAAATAAAATCAAGGGGCTTGACAAGATATTGTAATTTAAGTAGACTGGGTTTGTTGCCCTTTGAGAAATATTAATATCTAATTATCTTTATGTATATCTACATCAGGAGACTTTTTGTATATTCTTTCTAAAAGGTTCTTAGCATCTTTTACAGTTCCAAGGTATCCCATTTTTTTAGTTATATTTCCACCTTTAATCTTTTTATTTTTCATAGTATAAAATTTATTAACAAATGATTGATGCATTTCAATTATTTCAGCATCAGTTGTTTCGGATATAGTAATCACTCTTTCCATACTTATAACTATTAAATCCTCATGATTAGTTTTTAACCATGGTTCAATTTTGTATCCGGTTATTCCATTTCTACTTTTAAATTCAGAAAATGTTACAGGATTATTTAAAATTAAAGTAAAATTAGTTTTTTGAATGCAAGGCATTACTCTAGCAAAAATCTCTTCTCCTGTTATTAATTTTATTGAAGCATAAAAATCATCTTCCATGCTAAATTCCTCCGATATTTATTGGTATTATTTCATAGTTAAAATCTTCTTCGACGTAAATTTTAATCCTTTCTATAAAGTGATTTAATGTATAATTTTTCTTTGAATTATAAGTGGTATCATCAGCAATATCATAGAGGGTAGCTTTATCTTTGTTCTTTCCTTTTCTCAATACCCTTCCAATACTTTGGAGATTTCTTATTCTAGACTTACTAGGTGATGCAAAGACTATATTATGAAGTCTTTTAATAGAAATTCCTGTACTAAAAACACCATAAGAAGCAACGATGATTGCATTATTTTCTTTCTCAGTAATCTGTCGAATTGCTTCTCTTTCGTCTGTATCAACTCCACCGTGAACGAAGAAAACCTTTCGACCTTCTTCCTTACGATTATTTATTAAATCAAATAGTATCTGTCCATGAGTTTCTACTCTTGAAAATAACACAAGAGTGTTACCATTGAGACTAAGCGCCAAATTTCTAACAAACTTATTTCTTTTTTCATTAGTAATAAGAAACTGAATCTCATCTTCATAAGTCTCAAACTTCTGAGGTTTATGCTTGAGAAGTAAACAGTTAATATCCAACTGAGATGCTCTTCCCTTCTCAATCATCTCAGAAGTCCCAATGGTCTTATATTGCGGACCAAACAATCCACAAACAACCCACTCATGAGTATTACTCCCAGAAAGAGTTCCTGTAAACCCAAAACGGTATTTTGCATTGTGACACTTTTTCATAATGTCAATCAATGACTTTGACTTCGCTCCGTGTGCTTCATCAACAATCACACAGTCGTAGTTTTCAAAATATTTTTTAGGAAGAGTATATAAAGATTGCCATGTAGAGAGAGTAACGGGCATATCAGTATTCTTCTCTTTACCCGAATAAATCAAATGACAATACTCATCGGCATCCCATCCATAGTCCTTGAAGTCATTAAACATCTGACGAACAAGAGATGTAGTTGGGAATACAATAAGAATCTTTTTACCCTTTGCAACATAATATCTTATGATCGAATAGATCATTAAAGATTTGCCAGATGCAGTAGGACTCAATATAAGTTTTCTATTGTATCTCAGACACTCGTAAACAGCGTCTACTTGGTAATCATAGGGTTCATGACTACAAATGCTTTTCATGTAGTCTGCAACGCCTTCTGGACATATCTCCTCGTTTATTTCAAACGGAAGACCATAGTACTTACTATCTTTAAATGTATATTCGTAATCATATTTCTTTAACTTTGCTACAACTCTATCCAGAAGACCTGCATAAATCTCTCCTGTATGAGTGCTAAGCAATCTTATCTTTCCGTCCCAATGCTTATTTCTCATATGCGGCATGAACTTTGCCCCCTCTACATCAAATGTGAAATGGGGTTCAAGATCATACAAAACATGAGGTTCACATTCTAACTTAATGTAAACCTCATTCTTTTTGCTTATAGTCACATTAGTCATAAAGCATTGCTACAACTAATGTATTTAGATTCTATCCCATACCGCTCATAAACTTCTGATACTCAATAGCATTCTTAATTTGATATGTGCGGTTGTGTATTGTTTTAATTATATCTTCCAAATAACGAAGCATAACATCATAATACTCCACCTTCAACGAACACTGAGTAATCGTTTCATCGGCATCCAGATATTGTTTGAGAGTTTCTTTGTCACGGATTTTTTTAGGAAATGGATTCTCCACATAAACATCAGGATCTGCTTTTCCAGTATAATACTCATGTTGATCTTTCCTCACGATTCTTTTTTTATTTTCTGCTTTTGCTCTTAAAAGTGTTAGTGTATTATAAATCTCATAATATTTTGCATGTAGTCTGGGTATATTTAAAGATTCTGTATGTAAATTATCTGGATCTATTTTAGAATCTTTTTCCCACATAGACTGTATAATGTCTAAATCAATTGCCATAATTAACTATATCGTTTTGGTTTGATGTATCCCTTTTCATCTGCTATATTATACATCATATATTTAAAACTGACAGTAGCAGTGAAATATTCTTCTTCAGTATTTGTTGCATCAAAAGAAAGGTCCGATAATCTATATGGGAACATTTTTCTGAATCTTATTTGATGATTTAATCTAAGATTGCTATTCAAAATGAATAATGTTCCATCAGAATAAAGATTCATATTTGCATCTAATCCACCATACAAATAACTATTTGGATCATTTTGCCAATCATATATTTCTTCTAAAGTTTCTGGAAATCCCAGACCCCTCATCCAAAATTGGATTTCCATATAATTTTCCATATCCTCATCAACAATAAAATCAATTTCAAAGTCTTCAAAAACCATATTATCCCCAGGATGAGGAATTGGATTCGTTAGGTAGTTTGATTGCTCTGCAACTCCTAAAGTTATTCCTGGTATATTTGCTTTGTTGCAAAGAAAAGCTGTTTTGGGAGACCTATTCAAAACAAACTTAAACCCAGTGCTTGAAAGATAATTTCTATTTGTTAATTGACCTCTTCTTGAAGCTGCCATGACTTTTTTAAATATTTAGAATAAAAAAAGGGGTCCGAAGACCCCCGAGTATTTCGTGTGAACCGAATGGATCACATGAGGTTCTGAACTCTAACTCTTCTGTAGTAGCGGTTTTGGTTGGTCTGGAGTCTACCGAGACCTTGATTTGTACCCTCAGCGAATGGATTAGCGACCATGCCGTAGCGGGTCTTAAATCCGATTTTTGGCTGGAAGGTGTTCTCACCAACGGCACGAACCATTTGGAGAGGAACATATGGGCAATAGAAGAGACCTGCATCATAAGGTGATGAACCCTTATAACCAATAACGTAATACTGGTTAGCAGATACGTTTGCTGAATATGGGTCAATATAGACACGGAATTTACCCATGAGAACACCCGCGAAGGTGTTGCCAGTGTCGTCTACGTTGAGGTTTGCATTAAGTGCAGGGGTGTAATCAAGAACACCAGCCATGGTCAACGCTGAAGCAACGTCAGCAGAGCACATGACGATGTTGCCCTTTCCTCTACGAGTTCTTTGTGCGATTGCGTTAGCATCGCGCTCCATTTGGAAAAGAAGACCCTTGAACTTCTCAACTGACCAACGACCGTTGGAGTCAACGTCGAGGTCAAATACACCTTGAGTTGCTACGTTTGCCTGAGCACCTGATTCAGCAACCTTATAGATGGTTCTGATAACCTCACGGTTGATTTCGGCAAGAATCTCAGATGACAAGATATTTGCCAACTCAGATTCTGCATTAAGACCGTGGATTGCCTTCAGGTCTTGAGCAAGCTCAAGGCTGTATTCTGCTTTCAGAGCACGGGACTTTGCCTCAACGAGAATCTTCTCGATTGAGAATCCCATTTCCTGGAAGTCAGGACCACCAGTTGATCCGAGTGCCTCGGAGTTTCCGGTGTTCATACCTTGACCAAGGTTATAACCAGTTGATCCACCAACACCTACTCCAGGTTGAGTACCAGTACCATCAGGAGTTGGGTTAAGGAGACCTGGATTGCTTCCTCTCTGTGCATCAGTACCAAATCCAACAGCAGGACCATCACTATTTCTATCAGTACCGAATCCGGTATAATCGCCTTGGGAAGTAGGAACGTTATTGCTGCTTGAAGCAGAGAATGCATTATCTACTTCATCGAAGAAGGTTTCAGGACCTTCTTGACCCTGATAACG